TCATAACGCCAACCTCACGGTAGGCGGCCCGTATGTTGAATTTACTGATGCTGACTCAATTACGATTAGTTTTGGAACAAGAGAGAACGGCGATGCAGCGATTTCTGCAATTTCTTATTTAGTGACATCTGTGTCGCAAAATCGAAAGCCAGTACTAATGGGCTATATGACAAATATTACGTGGAACAAAGAAATGAATGATCCTCTTATATTAGCTACTTTAAAAAATTATGAGTCTCTTGTGGCCGCCATGGCACTCGCCCGGAATTTCCAGATGCCCAGTTCGAACTTTATGGATTGGATGAAGGACAACCCCGGCGACTTCGGGGCTGACGACCAGACTATCTGGGACGACTTCCCAGATCCCGCAGCGCCAGACGATCATCTATTACTGAGGGAAGCGCACCGATTGGGCATCATTGACTTGGGGGATACCACAAATCTTGAAGAGGCTCTTATAGACCAATTAACACCTGCGCAGTTAGAGAGATTCAAGAAAGAAGTGCGAGATAATCCCGAAATTTATGCTAGACTACGAGCGGCAATGGCCAAGAAGACCGTTGGTACAGCAGTAGATATTATAGAAGCGATCACTAATGTTTTAGAAACCGGTAACCTCCTGGGGGGTATTAAGCCCGATTCTCCTCTGGGCCAACTATTGCGTAAAATTGGTATAGAGGAATTAGCGAAAGAAGCTTGGATTTGTGCCACTTTCGGCCTTAGTGCATCTTTTGCCCGAATTGGTAAGGCTGCGAGCCGCGCCACCGCAAGCTCATCGCCTGCCTTCGAGGCCGTCGCTAGCGGCCCACCGCCCTTGTCGAAAGAGGCCATGGAGGAGAAGATGGCGCCCCTTAAAGCGCTGTTCCCGCCACCTGGTGGCCCGAAACGTCATGGCAAGCCCAAACCGCCGAAACCAGCAATGAAAATGCCAAAGCCGGAACTTCCCAAGTTGCCAACTATTGACGGCGATTTATGGCCGAACCTTAAAAAAGTACTCATTAATTCTCTTATAGAAGGCGTTATACAAATAGTTAAGGCTTTGGCGGAGCTACTAAAGGAATCTTGCAAATTAAATAACCCACTCAGTGATGATTTTGGCGCGACAGATGTGGGAGACCTTGTTAATAATAATTTAAATGATGATTTTAACAATACGCCGAGCATTACGAATAATTCGCCTCTGGATCAATTATTTGGAAACGATAATCTATCTCCCGGTCAGGTCCTCGGCGATGCCGCCACCGCAGGATACCTCTCAGATCTTTCTGCAATTTTGAGTTCTATGGAAATTTGTTTCCTGTTTACAGATCGTTCGGAACTCTCTGTTGCAACAATCGACAGAATAATTAATTTTAATTTGTCATACCATGATTTAGATGTAAGAGCGGCACTGAATACTCCGAGTGCTGTTCTGGGATTTTTTGCCAACCTTGCTAGATTTGTAGATGTTAGTACATTTTGTAACGAGATAGCGAACCAACTTTTCCAGGCAAACGTTGATAACATTTGTTTATTGGAAGACATGGCCCCCGACGCGATTAATGAAATTTTGTTAGACATGGCTGAAAATGGAGTTGAAATTCCTAATCCAATCGAGAGTCTTAATTTGAAGTGTCCTCTCGCGGCTGATTACTGTGAAAATGCTTTAATGAGCATTGCCATTCCTACCTTGTTGAATACTGCGGCTACAGCCGTGGAAACTGAATTTGTGAATGGAGTGTCTGCTGCGCAGCAAATTTTGAAAGAGCCAACTATTGCGGCATCTGATTCATCCGCAGCGGTGGCCGCAGGTATCGCTGCCGCCCAGCAGATGGGCGTCGCTGCTCCTGCGCCCGAGGAAGAGCCCTCCAAGGTCTCACAAGATATACTCAGGGCTATGCAGGAAGTTTTTGCCACAATGGAATCCATCCTCGATAAATTGGATGAGCATTGCGACGTAGCATCGCTTTTGGGGGTCGAAGCCGGGCAGGTTGAGGAAATAATCAGTACAGTAGTCACACTCATGCAAGATCTGGTTACAGACCAGTCCACCGTCCTTGCAGTTCAGGACATTGATAATCGCCTTTCGGCACTTTCTGGTGCTATGAGTGGCCCCGGCGGCGCATCTTCGGTCGCCACCCAGTATGAGTTTCCTACTGGGTTTAAAACCAAATTTGGAGACTACCTTGGAGAAGCTCCGGTTCTTAATTCCATTGCCAATATGGCCATCCACGAGCGCACCGCGGTTATGACAAATGGTCAGGTCAGATCTGAGCACTTTAGTGCATATTCATTTTATAGTAATTATGATAGTTATAAGCCCATAAACCTGAAGTTTACTCTTCCAAGGAAACAGAGAATTAGCTTTATCCCCGATCCTACCGGCGGCCAAATGCTAACGCCGTCTGGGGTTCCCAATAAATTTGGAATTCCAAAATTTATAAAAGCTCCGACTCCTCAGGGCGCTGATGATCATATTCTTCTTACATTCCCCGATGCTGACACGGCGGCCCAAGGAGGCAACTTAGCAGACGTTGTTTTCAAATCTAAATTGTTTCCTGGAGCCAATGACTTCAATCTTACGGACCCTGTTTCGACCGTTACTAATAGCAGAAATACTAATCCCTATGTTTCGCTGTTTTCGGATAAGCTTATAAGTCAAATTCCTCATCCTATCCATAACAACGATCCGGCTCTCAAAGAAATATATACCCGAGAGATCGATACGGTATTGTTTCCCGCTGTCTTTGCTGGACAAGTCGAGGCTATGTTTAACTTTATTGAGGAAAATGGAATTTTCGATACCGAGAAATTGGACTCGCTCAATTTCTTTCATGATAATTCGGGATGTCTTCCAGAGAATGTTGCCGACCTTCTCGATATGGGTCCCACTCCCCCCGGCCGCCAGGGCAAGCAGGGTGGTACCGCTATTCTAGATCAGCTCAGGCAAGAAATGGAAGATGCAATGTGCAATGACGTGGCAGATCCCGATGACGATAATCCCGATGGCACCCGAATTCGGGATGTTCTGCGTTTCGGGGTGTTTCAAATGTTGATACAAATCCACATTGCCCAGTTTATTATTAAGAATATATTTGTATTTTCTGCATTTGAGATCGACGATCTCTTAGAGATTCCAACTGTCAAACAATTTATGTCTGTAACCCTCCGTAACCAGATAGCAAAATTCATTAGCATTAAGCCACTCGTGGGAGAATGGGTTGTAAAATACTTTAATAAAAAGATCGCCCGGTCGCCGTCAGCCGACCAAGGGGGCCTTGTTGACTCCAGCGGAAATGTAGTCTTCCGCGCCGGAAGAAGCGTCACTCTTGTGGATCTTCCGGCGCTCATCGAGTATACTACTGAGAAGCGAATTTTTGATTCTCGAAGATCGGTTTCTAATGCTGTTAAAAGAGCGTCTAGTAAAACGAACCCCAAAGACTTCAACCGTGCATTTGTCGAAGACGTTTTGACGATTCAGCCAAGCTTCTTCGGCGCCGGCCCGGCAGGTCACATCTCGACCAATGCAGCCGGCCGATCTCGAAGATACTTGCGATTTCGGGTAAACCCGGCCCAGATCAGCGCGGGAAGCTCAATTCATGGGTCCACCTGGACGAGTGCCATGGCCGGTAACCAGGGTATCCTGTATAGCGGCCGCGCAAAGGAACATCTGGACCTTGCATGGAATAAGTTCCGCGGCAATGATCCGGCTACACAAATTCTCCCTTATGGAAAATTAGTGTTAGAAAGACAAGTTATATGGGAGAGCGTGGTATCTGAAAATAATAAACGAGTCCCCAATATCTTCCGCTACACCACCGGCCATGGGTATGGATTAGAATTAAGTATTTTTAAGGACTTATTGAATAAAGGCACCGCGCATCCGGGAATTTGGGCCCAGGCCAGCCAGGAGCTCCGGTTCACTAATTTACGAATGGCATATAACATTGTTTATTATATGCCTAATAATACCGGTGCTAGCGTATCGATGCAGAACCAACCATTAACTGTGGAGGGCATAAAATTACATAACCATCTGAAGTTAGATCTTGGCGACGGGAACGTACTAACGCGGTTTGTGCTCGCGACATTGGATAGTTCGCTGACCCTCGCAAACGACGTTTCACTGACGGACACATCGCTGCAGTCCGTGTTTAATCCTCAATTGGTTGTTCCAGGAAAAGCTCTTCCTGGAGGCTGGGAGACCGTCGCAGTACCCGTCTTGAAACAACAACTTGACCATTACGACGATACAGTAACAAATAGTGAATTAACGTTGATAACTGAAGATCCAGTTTTCCAAGATTATTTTGATAAGACATTTAATAGAACATTAACGTCTTTAATCCCAGTAATGTATAATTTTTATTTGACAACCGATACTTTCCCCGCGATGGATCGTATTCTCATGGGCGCCAAGCATCGGTGCCTTCAAATATTTGTTGACGCCACAGTAGATGACTCTGCGTCCCCCGTTGACATGTCGTCGCGGACGTCTCCACAAGCAGAACAGGCTAATCTTCAGAATATTAATGATCCTGCCTCGGCTCTCAATGCCTCCGCCCGAGACTTTATTTTAAAGATGCTAATTGAAACTCCGATCAACATTTTGAGAGGCGTATCAGAGATGATGGATCCACATGTGGGGATTTCTAAGATTATCCGCGACATTACTGGTATGATCTTTGACCTAATGGCTGATCAAATAGATAAGTCGGAGCCCCTCCGATTCCTGCGAGAAGGCCCCAAGACCGAGGAACAATTGGCCGCTGAAGAAGCTGCCGAGGAACAAGAAGCCCAGGCTGCGCGCGACGCTGCCGCCGCGGACATGGCTGACGAATCGAACCGCGCAGCTGCCAATGACTCACCACTAGCCGGCCTGGGCCAGGGGGAGGGACAGAGTTTACCCCCCTCCCAGGTACCGGGCCTGCCCCGCGGCACCGTAGCGATGGTTCTCCCTGGCGACGACACATATGAGTATGCACGTATACCGGACGCCTCGGGGGCGCCTACGTATGGCAATCCGCGCCAGTGGCTTGTGCGCTACAAGAGCCCCCCGGATAGTCCGTGGATAAATCTTTCGCAACCCGACCCTAATCGGGCAAAAGAAGAAGAGCTTGAGTCCAAGGCTACATCACCGCGCTGGGATGAATATCTTGCCTCTGAGGGCGTCGAGCCGATCGTGGTACCAGGAGGAACAGGAATTACAGAGTACGCGGTACCAGGTGTGGACAAGTTTGCATATGCTAAGAACGCTGCGGGAGAGTGGCTTGGGCTCAAAGCGAAGTACCGCGGTAAGTGGGACCGTGCCTACAATTATACGAAGGTGAACGATACCGCGTCAATTGCGTGGCTTGAAAGCAAAGCCGTCGTCATCGGCGGTGCGCCGGCAACACCGGACGAAGGTGTAGATATATCGGAGTTTGTCCGTGCCCAGACGGAAATCAGCGAAGCTAATGCCAGGAAAGCAGCAGAATTGAGTGCAGCCCTTACAGAGATCGATGAACTTCCGACAGATACGGTGTTGCGAAAGGGTAACCCGCCGGCTCCATCTCAAGATGTTCGGATCCTGCAGGCAAAGCTTTCCGGAGACTCCCCTAATGGACTGGAGTATGCACTTACCCAATTTGGTGTGGACGGCGATTTTGGCGATGAAACAAAAGCTGCAGTCGAAGAATTCCAGACTGATTCCTTCCCCGATGACCCCACCGAGTGGGATGGTATAGTTGGTCCTAACACATGGGGCGCTCTCGTTGCTGCGTTGACCGCAGCCGCAGAAGCTGCTGCTGCGGAACCACAACCCGGAGTGGGCCCCTTCCCAAACATTACTGGAGAAAAGGTGATGGAGCTTGTGTTCTGCGCGCTAGGAACTGCTATGGAAATTGCTGCAGCAGGCTTTGTGCTTGGTGATGGCAAATTGGCTGTCGATGGTGGCAAAGCCCGAGATGGAAGTCCTTTGAATACAGTTGGCCGTCTTCCGGCGATCGATTCAGATCTTTTCCTGGGTAAGGCCGGCCTCATGGTCCCCGGCGCAGTTTTCCTAGGGAACCGCCTCGTGAACCCGGCTCCCGGCGGACCCGGAATGACACGGGACAATCTCACCTATCAAGAAGGCCAAGAGGATCCCCGCGATCCAAGAAACAATGTTCCGGAGGCAATTAAAGATAATTTATTCCCTCGAATAAGTATGGAGGGTGTAGACTTTACGGGAACATTTTTGGGCCTCTTGATGTTGCCGCCCGGCCCATTCGGGATTGTCTATCTGTTGTTGATGTTGCTGAAGAACGCGCTAGATGAGGCTATGCAGGACGACCAGGACGAGTCTGCGGAACCAATGACTAATGTTTCTGAGGAAGAAACTCCGAGTCAGTGTTAATTATAGAGAGGAGTTAGTAGTATGTCAGGACTTTCACCAAGATTGCCGTTGGCCATCGATAAAGTCGATGGGCCATATCGTTTGATAAAAAGTTATACCGCGTTGGCAAAACAAAATTTTAAAATGCTTTTATTGACAGTGCCTGGAGAAAGGATTATGAATCCAGATTTTGGGGTTGGACTAAAAGCGTATCTTTTTGAACAGAATGCTCCCGGTACCTACGCAAAAATTAATGATCGTATTTTGGAACAAACAGGTCGGTATATGCCTTTTATACAGGTTAATAAGATTGATTTTTCAGTACCAGAAAACGAGCCAGATTTGTATCCACACGATTTATCGATTTCTATACATTTTACAATTGTTCCCTTACAATCATCTACTACGCTTAAAATTGGATTTTGATAACTAATTACTAACGGACTTTTCAATGCCAAAGAAACTACAATCAATAGATTATACTAGTCGAGACTTTGATTCGATCAGGGAAGATTTAGAAAATTACGCCCGCCGATACTATCCTAATACCTATAAGGATTTTAGTGAAGCTTCATTTGGTTCATTAATGCTGGACACCGTTTCCTATGTTGGAGATATCCTGTCATTTTATGTTGACTACCAGGCGAACGAGAGTTTTCTAGATTCGGCCATACAGTACACTAATGTTGTGCGTCATGCACGCCAATTTGGTTTTCGCCTCCCGGGAAGTTCCTCATCTTTAGGAATTTTAACTTTTTATATCAAAGTTCCAGCAGCTAGCGTCGGCGGCGGGCCGGACTTGAGGTATGCTGGCGTTTTGAAGGCAGGCTCTGTACTCGGCTCCGCCGGCGGTGGATCATACACGTTATTGGAAGACGTAGACTTTTCGTCGCCGTCTAACTCGATGGTCGCCGGCGAGGCTAATACAACCAATGGTAATGCAATATCTTACATTATTAGAGCACTTGGTCGCGCTGTTTCCGGGCATGCAGTTGTGGAAGAGCGTGAAGTAGGAAACTTCCAGAGGTTTTTAAAAATTAGTTTATCTAATGCGAATGTGACCGACATCATAAGTGTGGTGGATACAGAAGGGCATGAGTATGTTCAAGTCGACAATCTATCTCAAAATGTTATTTATAAAGCTATTCGCAATACAGATTCTAGTCGAGCAACAGTTCCTAGTATTTTAAAAGCTGTTCCGGCAGCACGCAGGTTTGTCTTAGAACAAACATCTATTGACTCATTTTTGCAGTTTGGGTACGGGTCAGACTCTGAATTGTTAAGTAATTCAGTTTTGGATCCAACCCATTTGATGCTGGACTTGAACGGCAAAGATTATATTACAGATGCTGATTTTGATCCCACAAAACTTATAAGTACTGACAAGTTTGGGGTGGCGCCGTCAAACACAACATTGAGGATTGCCTATAGGATGAATTCCAACCGCGATGTAAACGCTGCTATAAACACTATTACTATTATTAATTCAGCGAACTTTAAATTTCTTAATCAAGGATCCCTCCCCCTGGCCACACGAAACGGTGTAGCTGGGTCTATGGAAGTAACAAATGAACAACCTTTTGTTGGAAGTATTTCTCTTCCTTCTTCAGCCGAGGTCAAGGAAAGAGTTAGGAGTTATTTTGCAACACAAAATCGAGCGGTAACTGCTGAAGATTATCAAGCAGTTGTATATGGGATGCCTGGAAAGTTCGGCGCTATTCATCGTGCACGTATTGTAAAAGATTTCTCCGAGTTCAAAAGAAACTTAAATTTATATGTAATTTCAACAGATACAAGCGCCAAGCTAGTGGCTGCTAACTCTATGCTAAAAACTAATATAAAAAATTGGATAACTCAGTATAAAATGATCAATGATACTATAGACATCCTCGACGCTGAAATAGTAAATTTTGGAATCAAGTATCAGATTACTTTAGAAGCTAATGCAAATCGATACACGGTGCTTAGTCGGGCCAGTTCGAGATTAGCAACGTTCTATAATAATAACCCCTATGAGATTGGGGAGAGACTTTTAATAACAGATGTTTATAGAGAATTGTTAAAGGTGAAGGGGATTTTAGATGTCTATGATGTCCAGATAGTGGAAAAACAAGGCGGCCCTTATTCGGAGAGCAACTATGACTTTAAGAGCAATATGTCAACCGACGGACGCTCAATCAATGCCGCTGAGACTACAATTTTTGAATTAAAGTTTCCCAACAATGACATTCAAGGATCTGTAAGATAATGGCAATTGCCAGGTATGTCGCAGACATCGACAATACTATCACAAATGCTTTTGAAGCGGATCTTGCTACCCGTGGAACTGGCTCAAATATGGGTTATGCCGATTCATTAGAAATCTTTTCAATTTATGGACAAGTATCGGGCACGACGGGACAATCCCAGGAACTATCGAGAACTCTAGTACGATTCCCGATTACTTCTATTACGGCCGATAGAACGGCCGGCACTATCCCAGCTAGCGGAAGCGTATCCTTCTATCTTAGGATGTTTAACGCCGCTCATCCGTTTACTCTTCCACAGGACTTTAATTTGACTGTGGCACCGGTTTCGCGCTCTTGGGTAGAGGGAACCGGACTTGACATGGACAATTACCAGGATCTGGGAGCCTCTAATTGGATCAAGTCCGATGACTCTACCACGTGGACCAACATTGGGGGAGATTATATCACGCAGGATCCGGGTTCAACTTATACTATTAATTTTGCACAGGGCTTTGAAGACGTTGAATTAGACATAACTCGTATTGTAGAACAGTGGGTTGACGGCACCTACAGCAATTATGGGTTGGGCTTGCGGTTAACAGCTAGTGAGGAAGCTTATTTTTCTAGTTCTACGGGGGCCGACACAGGAAAAATTATCAACAATACGAATGGTGCACAGCAATCTTATTATACCAAGAAGTTTTTTGCGAGATCTAGCGAATTTTTCTTCAAGCGGCCTGTGATTGAGGCCCGCTGGGATTCGCGTGTTTCAGACGATCGAGAAAATTTCTATTATTCTAGCTCACTGGCGCCGGCTCAGGACAATATTAATAAACTATATTTATACAATTATATCCGTGGGCGCTTGGTAAATATTCCAGTGGTTGAGGCCGGGAGTACTCTGATGGTTTCCCTTTTTTCAGGTTCGACAGCTCCTACCGGCTCAAAGTTAACTCTATATGACGGCAATCTCAATACGACAGCTTCTTGGGTGTCCAGGGGTGTTTATTCCGCCGAGATGGCCATAACCGCTGCACTTTCGACGGAGCTACCAAAGGGGTTGACTGTTATGTATGATGTATGGCATAACCAGTCCAGCGGCGGCCCGCATACTCTTGGGACAATCCAGTATTTTACAGGCTCTATTTTCCCAGAGCACATGCCCACCTATGATTCGGCGCCAACCTTTACTCAAATAACGAATTGCAGAAACCTTAAAAAGTCTTATTCTACGAGCGACACAGCGCGTTTCAGGTTTTTTGTTCGCGATAGAAATTGGAATCCAACGATTTATGTGAAGGCGACAGCCAATAATCCCACACAAATTATCACTAGTGCTTCATATAACATCCGGCGCACCACGGATGACTATAACGCGATCCCGTATGGGACTGGATCCAGTTATAGTACTTATTTGTCTTACGATAAGGAAGGTAATTACTTCGATTTAGACATGTCGCTATTAGAACCGGGATATATGTATAGGATAAATTTATCCTATTATAATGATAGTATAGGTGCATGGCAAGAACAGCCACAAACGTTTAAATTTAGAGTTGACTGATAATTAGAACATGGGTTTTAAGGACTATTACGATAAAGCAAAGTCTATCCAAGCACTATCTGACAAATCGGCCGCTCAAATCGGCGATGAGGTAGAGTCTGCTGGGTACCACGCCGAGGATATAATCCGCGAAGAGCGCTTTATACCACGGGCCAATTTTAAATTCCCTAAAAACTTTGCTCGATACGGCTCAGCGGAAGAGTATTACTCCCTAGCCTTAAGAAAAATTTATGAAGAGTATCCTTATGACGGCTCCCTTAAAGAGAGGCTGGAATGGGAAAATAGCTGCACCTACTTAGACCTTCATGTATTTGATAAAGAGTATCCACGAACTAACGGCTACATTAATTTATCCGCCGGCGAGTGGGGCACCCAAAGTTCGATTTCAGAGGGCTATGGTCTCCCTGCCGATTTAGAATACATTTATCTTAAAGGCGGACCTCATCCTAATCCGGACGGGATGATCCCCTATTCGACTCAGTTTACGGGGGCAAATTATTATGAGCCTGCCTTAAATCGGGAAAATAATTTAAAGTTTGATTTATTAAGCAAGGGCGTTTCTATTGAGTTTTGGCTCAAAAAGGAGGCTTTTGACACCGCAAAGACAGAAAAAGAAGTTATTTTCGATCTTTGGAATGGCAGGGAGCTGACTAAAGCCGGAGCAACAGACGCAATTGATACAACTGGCGTGGCTGCATCTGGGGCTGATTGCTCGTTTAACATTCGTCTTGAGGTCCCCAATGCAGATGCCACAGGGGGTGCAGGCGCAATCACAATACTTTTAGATGCCTCGGAAACGACTGGTACCCCCCCGGCCGCTAATCAGATTGGTATTGGCATCAACGGCGAATCAGATTCGAGTATTGCAACTTTAATCCGAAGAGCCATAAATGGTACCTCCAATTCTCGTATAATTTACGCACCTTCTGGAAGGGGCCAATACGGTGTGCCACCCATGACGGCAACCGAGGGCAGCAGCAATACCCAAATTACATTTACTATGGATCATGGTGGGGCGGCTTGGAACGATGCCAGTGTATTTGCAGATGTCAGTGGTGTTAGCGTAGTTGATGTAGCTGACATCACCGCCGGCTCTGGCAACGGTTATGGGCGTCTTAGATTAGAACTAACTGGTGCCTCCGGCGCGGATTGCTTTCGTTTAACAGTACTATCCGGTTCTAACGGTTTTGAGGCACAATCGGTAGCCGCCAGCACCGTTACTAGCGAAGCTGTTGCCGACGGCGTGTGGCACCATTATGGTCTTACCTTAATGTCAGCTTCTAACGGCGTTTTAAGTAATTTTTATTTAGACGGAACTTTGAATAATTCTGCCGTTTTTGGCACCTCAATGGACCTTAATGAAGTTACGGGAGCGTTGCGAGCAAACATTGGTGCTCTGATTGCAACACCCGCAAGCTCCTCGGCTGCAGCATATGCCGGCAAACTCTCGGCCTCGTTGGATGAATTTCGTTATTGGAAAACCGAGCGTAGCGGCCAACAGATCGGCCGCCATTGGTTTACTCAAGTCGGCGGCGGCACAAATGATGATCCGAAGCCTTTTAAAGAAACTCGTGAAAAAGCTAACACCAACTTGGGTGTTTACTATAAATTCAATGAAGGAATCACAGGAGTAGCGGCCACTGATTCAGTGGTTCTTGATTATTCTGGCCGCATTAGCAATGGTACCTGGACAGGCTACACCTCTGACTCTCGCGCAACCGGCTCAGCGATTGTATTATCAAATGCTGCGATTAAAGAGTTTAAAGATCCAATCATCTACGCCTTCCATCCTGAAGTATCGGGACTTGCCAACCGACTGCAGTTAACTGGTTCTGAATATGATATTAACAATAATGCGGCCATATATAATTCTATTCCGTCGTGGATTACTGAAGAGGACGAAGAAGGACAGAGGCAATTAAAACAACTTATTCAAATAATGTCAAGTTATTTTGACACTTTACAGCTTCAGGTTGAATCATTATCTAATCTAAAAGACATAACTTATGCTTCTGGCAGCCAGAAGCCATTGCCCTTCGCAGATCGTTTATTAAGATCTTCGGGTCTTATGGCTCCCGAGCTCTTTATCGATGCCGACGTATTGGAAAAGCTAGCTGATCGCAGCGAGGACAGACTGTACGAAAAATCACTAGCAGACGTCAAGAACACTATTTATCAGAATATCTACAACAACTTAGTTTACATTTACAAGACAAAAGGAACAGAAAAGGCCTTCCGTAATCTGATTCGTTGTTTCGGCATTGACGACGAGCTCGTCAAACTGAATATGTATGCTAATGGAATTGAATATGAGATTCGAGACAATCGGCGCACTGTTTCGGTTGTAGACAAATTTATCGATTTTAATACCGAAGATAATCGAGGCGGCACTGTATTCCAGTTTCAAGATCCCGCAGACACTACCAACACCACAGGATTTATACCTGCCAACACGAGACTCAGCGGCGGATTTGCAACGACGTTAGAGGCGGACATTCTCTTCCCCCTCAAGCCCGATGAAGGCGCCTCATTCTATTATAATACAAATACTATAAGTGCTTCCCTCTTTGGTGTGCATACAGCCCATGATTCAGAAGATTTTACCACGTGGGGAACATCCCCAACGGATACCACAAATTTCCAAGTTTACGCTGTTCGAGATGAGTTAACTTCTGATAGCGTTCGATTTGTGCTCACAGGAACTGCTGGCGGAAGGGTGCCCCCACTGGTATCCGATCTTTATGAAGAAGTTTATGACAACACATATTGGAATTTGGCAGTACGTATCAAGCCAGTAAATTACCCTCAAGCCGGCCAGGTGCTGGGTGCTCCTGCTGTTGGCGAAATCAGTAACTATGTTATAGAACTCCACGGTGTGCAGTTAGATGCTGGAGTCGTAAGAAACGAATTCACCTTAACTGGCGATGTTCCCGGCGCCCCCGTCGGGTTTGTAACCGGCAGCAAGAGAGCCTACATCGGCGCGCATAGGACTAATTTCACCGGCTCAATTTTAGAAACGTCGGATGTCAAAGTTAACGCCTGTCGCTATTGGTTAGATTATGTGGAGGATGCTACTCTTGTCGGCCATGCCTTTGACACCTTAAATTATGGTTCCTTACAGCCGCATCGTTATGCGTTTCCGTTTCTTCCTTCTGCCTCCTTTGGCGAGGTACTAAAAGCCGATACTCTAATGTTTAACTGGGAGTTTTCCCAGAATACTGGTTCTAATGCCTCCGGCGAGTTCACTGTTATAGATCAGTATTCCGGTTCGGCTGTCACAGCTGGCTCAAGATTCGACTGGCTTGGAAATTTCCTGGGTATACAGTTCCCCGGTAAAGGTCAGAACTTCAAGGCCTCGTCAATAAAGGTGGTCGACAAAGACCATGTGATTTCTTCAAAGCTTCAACTGCCCGAGAACGTACAGTCTAGCGACATGGTGACAGTTTTGGGCGCCCAGGAACAAAAGATACTTACACGAGATTCGAGACCCATAAATTACTTCTTTGCGTTTGAAAAGAGTATGGCCCAAGCACTTTCGGCGGAGATGATTAACTACTTTGCCACTCTCAAAGATGTTAATAACCTTATCGGAGCTCCTGTAAATCGTTACCGGCCAGAATATAAGGGCTTGAAACTTCTGCGCCAACGCTTCTTCGAAAGAGTCGGCAACACCGAAATTGATTTTGAAAAATTCTATGAGTTCTATAAGTGGTTTGACTCTTCATTAACGGTAATGCTCCAACAGCTTGTCCCGGCCTCTGCTGATTTTGCAGAGAATGTTCGCACCATCATTGAGAGCCATATGCTGGAACGCAGCAAGTATCAAAGTAAGTTTCAAAATGTTAAGAAGCAACTTGGCGATCCCGAAGGGATCCTCCAGCCCATTGACCTCAGCGCGGTTCAAGACGCCTCCCCGGACAGTGATGCTACTGGAACTGGGTTTTACTCTGCAAACGCACAAGGCAGGCGACAAATTGGTTCATCACAACCAGTCAATTTTAGAAATTGGAAATTTCAGCACGCTCCTCCGCCAGAGTTGGGAGAAGCCTTCGGACCTTTAGATAGGAATTCTATTTGGTGGCGAGCGGAAGCGGCGAGAAATACTCTCGCGCTGGTGGAGCCGACCCCCGATATTGACCCTGCTGCCCTTAAAAATAAGCAAGTGATACTCAAGTCTACTATAGAGTCGAACTCCAGAGCACAGCAGACTCCTTACAAATTTGGGGCTGAAGGTAATTCTACTCTTGGTGGAGTAGGGTTTGGTATTAATAAGAAAGTTGACTTTGTGTTCGTAGCAACTTCTCCATTCGGAGGCCTTCGCGGCCGCGCCGCAAAAAATGTGATGGTAGGCTTCCGTAACGAAGTTGAAGAGCTAATAGACACCAAAGATGTATATTGGCCTACCTATAAGCAACGTCTTGGTTTCCAAATGAACCCCGACATCAATCGAGCAGATAGCACTCTTCATAAGGGGGACGGCAACCTCTTGGCCCCCTTCAGTATTTACTCTTCTTCGGTTACGACCGGGCAGAACCTGCAGGTTATCGAGAATTACGCACCAGAAATAGAGATTACCAACCTTCATCACGACATTGTGAATAATAGCGATTCGCCGATGCAGGGCCCCTTCCCAGAGAAGTATGTAGGAGGCCGCCAGTATCGCCATACCGAATTGAACCAGGGCTCTGATAATTCTCTTTATCGTGCAGAAGGCTGGAAACTCAAATTTGATCATGTGGCTTCCGCGGACAACGCTGCCGCAACCGCAGTAGATGCAATTGATACAACTGGTGTAGTTGCAGATGGCGGCGATTGTACGATTACGATTACGATTCCTGCAGCAAATGGCGGGGATACTACGGGCGGCGCTGGCGCAATCACAATACTTTTAGATGCCTCAGAAACCACTGGTACTCCAGCCGCTGCAGATCAAATTGGTATTGGTATTCTTGGCGAATCAGATTCGAGCATCGCAACCTTGATCAAAAGAGCTATAAATAATACTTCTAATTCTCGTATAATCCCGGCGAGTGCTGGTTCAAGAGGCACTGCAGGCGTCTCGGGCATTACGGCAGCCGAAGGTTCAAGCAACACTCAACTTACACTTACTATGGACACTGTTGGGGTTATTGGTAATGTTGCCACCGCTCTTGCAAACGTCAGCGGCCCTGCTATAGTTGATGTAACGGATTTTACTGGCGGCGGCCACCAGAGCTTTTTGACGCCGATGCTTGGTATCGTTCCGCCGAATTATGACGATGCTGCCAGTAGCGACGGCTTTAACAAAGACATCCCCACCGGGCATCGTTTGCGAAATGTTGGAACAAAGCGCCCGGTTAATATCCAAAATGTTAAGATGACCACATCTTCTGTGGGAACCAGTCTTTCTGGCGTATTGGCTCATGGCCCTATCGGCAACTATACAAAGAATTATGAGGTTGTTCAAAGCAATGCGCGCGAGAAAAACGATCCCTTCTTTAACGACCAATCATTCAATTTTGCGTTGACTCCTGAGACACTGGCAACTCGCGGAAGATTCCCCCTCGCGCCTCCTTTGGGTAATTCAATACTTTTGGACTCGGCTGGCGAAAACTTCGTCGATCTGGGCGACCACGAGGAGTGGAACCCCCTCATCGGCGGCACTGGAGCTAGCGCTAAAAATTTCACTATCTCCTGCTGGATTAAGAACCGCAGCAACAACTCCGGCAACCCTACCAATGCCGGCAAGATCTGGAACTTTGGAAACCATGACGTCAATCTTAGTATAGATGGAGCATCCTGGCCTACTCACATTCAATTTCAAGTGACTATCACCGCCTCACCCTGGTCGCGAAGATTAGACAGCACCAGCGGGAGCATCGAGCCTGATAGATGGTACCATGTGGTTACACAATATAATGCTGGCACCATGAATCTCTATATCGATGGTGCTTTAAATAATAGTGTTACGTATACTCAGAACCGCGATGATATCGAGACCTCGGACTGCTACCTAGGCGCCCGCGGCGGCTCTTCTTATTTTTGGAGCGGCAATATGTGTGACTTTGTCGTTTGGGATAGGGTTTTATCCGCGGCTGAAATAAAAACAATCTATAATGGTGGGGCGCGCGCAAATCCACAAAGGGAGACACCAGCCGGTCTTTTGAGATGGTATCCCTTAGGAGATTACCCGGGCGACAGCTTTACAGCTGCTGGTCAGCCCATATACGATGTTATAAATCTGACGAACCCAGCATATACAGGGTTTGACACTTCTATGTCAAACGGTGGCATAGATCGGAATAAATCTGGCTCTCTGCAGTATGGTGCTATAGGCAGCTTAACAGAAAATGTAAGCGGCAATTTAGACTACTCTCTTCCGGCCCGCATGGGTGCAGACTCTAACCAATCAATCATTGTAAATCGCTTCACCGCCGGCGGCGCCGGCTATGAAGTGAGGTCCCGAGGCTACATGGACCCAGCCCACGAAGAGTTCTCGGTTTATAATGCCACCCCTTATAGAAGTCCGCTCACGCTTAATTTTGGTGGTACTGGTTGGCCAGCCACCGGGTCTGGGATGCCTCCGCAGCGCACAAATCCTCTAAATTCTTCAGATATTTCCGGCACCATCCATGTGGTCGATCAACTTGGACGGACGCGGGGCCTAAGACAGTTAGAAACCCTCCATTGTGGACCTTTTGGCGTGGACCCCGCCTATGGCGAGGTATTCGCTGATACCTATGTTAAGTCTCCGGCCTATCACAAAACTAATAGGAATGCGAGAGATAGGATAAGAGCCACTGATCTTTATGTCGGCGAGTTTAATGGGAGCAGCTCTGGTATCGATATAGGTGCAACGGCCGGGGTCCTCGGCGAGCTCATGGGCGGATCCGGCGCCCAGGCAAAACCGTTTACGTTTTCAGCTTGGGTTTATGCAAATGAGGTAGGTCTTAGCGAACCTGGTACCCTCTTTGAGTGGGGCGTCGGGGATCGCTACTTGCGCTTTATGGCATCCGAATCCCAGATCTCATTCGTCATCGCCGGCGACACGGCCGGTTGGAGTAAAACGAGTACTTTAGAGGCCCAACGTTGGTATCATATAGTAGCAACCTTCACCGGCGGTGACCCTGGTGGCGCCTCTGATAGTCCTAGTATGAGGATTTACGTTGATGCCGTCGACGATACAACGACCGAGGGGGCCTACAACCTGGATGACCCGGACTCCATAGCTTCCGGCATGTACCTCGGCCGTTCCTCCAACTCCGCCGCTGGCCAGGGATACTGGAACGGCGCCATGGCTAACATTTTGATTTGGAACCGGTGCTTGGGTCCTGATGAGGTGACCGCCTTGTATAACAATCGGGTTATTGCTCCCATAACTAATCAATCTTTATATCCCGCGGCCAATTCTTTGTCTACTCAGAGATTGCTCTCTGATAACTTGCTCGTCTGGGCACGTTTCGACCCAAGTGCCGGCGACGGGCCCCTCGATGATCAGGGTATCAATTATAATCTCATTAACCACGCTAACCAGACAAGCGTTGCTCAAGGCGCTGGGCCGATCGACCAAAGCCTGCGCCCTTTATATATGGTGATGCAGCGCGGCCTTGACATGGCGAGATATCCCTATAACATCCCAGGTCAGTCCAAATCTCGCACAGGCCTGGAAACTGCACCAATGCAAGTTATATCCGAACGATTTTATGATAACCAGTTTATTCAGCATCAAATCCCTCGGTCTACATCACAGTATTCTTGGGTTACTGGATCGATGGTGCGCCTTAATCAAAGGCCGCCGATCGCCGACGGCGCGGGCTGGACCTACCTCGATGGCATGGGCGCCATCCCAGGAACCAGCGGCCCTAGAATTTTCGGCCTCCAGGCTCCAAGTTGCATAAGCGCATCGGTATTAACTGGGCTCCAAACTTCTAGTTATGATCCTTATTATAATGATGCTCAGCTTCCGTTTATGCCATGGCACGTTCCCATTGTGGAGTCTGCATCTGTTGGAACCCATCTTTTGGGATATCTTAGTGAGCCACGGACCATTGAGTCTCCCCCAACTGATATTCCGATTCATAGAACAAGAACAGTGGGGAAATTTAATAAAAGCGACGGCGCTCGCGTCGATGTAGGATACGGCGACCCGAGTTCCTGGGACGGCTGGATTGGCGGCGTCGACGCTGCTGCATTGCCATTTACTATTGCAGCATGGGTTAACCTCCTCGAACCCTTCGGCACCGACGCCGGGTACATATTTTCTGTTGGTCGCGAGGCTTCCAATGAGGGCCTCAGGTCGATGTATATCGACCGCAAAGGCGGCGGTGGCGCAGATGCCGACGATCTCATGTTGCGCGGCATCCTCTGGAACCAAGGAACCCAAAAGATTGAATCAACTTCTGTGATGGGAACCAAGGAATGGCATCATGTTGTGTTCACGTTCACGGGCGGTGCAACTGGTCTCATGCACCTCTTTATCAACGGGGTACATGACCGCGGCGGAGTAGCTGTAACCGATCCATACGCAATTGGTACCTACGGCGCCCGAATCGGCCACGACACCAAAGACTTCGCTAGCGGTTTTAATGGTTTGATAGCCGATCTAGCCATCTACTCTCGGGGATTTAATCCCAACACTGCCGCCGATGCCGCGGGCATAAAAGAAATGTATGAGGGTGGCATGACGGCGGACCTCAATCATTTTCCGCAAACTTCTCCGCATTTAATTTATTGGAACCGGCTGGACAATAGTCCCCTCTCTGCTGATGGTTTAAATAGTGCCCGATACGCAACTAATGCTGTTTTCCCAACCGGTTCAGTCTCCTACGGCGGAGCGCTTAACGATGTTGAGTTCGTCCCGGCGGCTCCATTTCATCCTATCATGTTTAATCACATGTTGCGTCAACGCCACGGTCCCTACGGTTACCCGATTTGGAAGCAAACCAGAACGGGCGACCATCCAGTTGCGCGCAAACTAAGAGAGAACAATTTAATTGGCCTTCTTCATCCGCCTCCCTTAATAAGAGCATCCAATGGACGTCCCCTCGGCCGCGGCCTTAAATCTAATAATTTTACTGACTATAGAGAACCGGTAGTAGTTTATGACACGGCAAAACCAATTGAGTTTACTTTTGAAGATAATGCCGGCGGGGATAAAGCCAATAACATGACATTGAAGGTCAGTTATCAAAATAATTTAGATTATTTTACAAACCAAGGGCTTAATTGGCGCCTCGGTCTAAACCGACGTATTAATCCTGCCGAAGGGAATGCTTTTAATGCAATAGTTGATTATACGTTTGATTCCAGCTTAAGCACGATCGTGAGGTATGGACAAAAGATTTTTCCCCGGGCCCACAATACTACCAAACCACAGGTGAACAAGAGAGAAAGGTATGATACTTCAGACATTTGGAAAGATGTGCGGCGCCTTCGGTCGATGCCGTCTCCGGGGCATATCAGCCCATCTACTTCCGGCTATACTGGTTCTGCTGCCCCTGTTGCGGTGCCCAATTCTCAAGGCTTCTTAGAGCCCGGCGAAAGCATATGGCCACTCGATGCCCCCCTTAACTTGACTGGTGCCGATCTTAGCGCGGGCGGTGCAAGTCTTGTCGGTGGTATGCCTGGTTATCAGATACAGGGCGGAGGCGTGATGCCTGCAGCCGATGGTGACGGCTATCTGGGATCAGGCGCCGGCGAACTTCAAAATACTTATGCACGATTTGGATATTATACCACTAAAGGAGTTAGTGGTGTAACTGCGTCGCTTGCTTATACGATGCCTATTCGCGGCGGCCAAACGGTTACAGGCAGCACGAATGCTATTCAAGGGAGCGGCCTTCTTATTGGTGGACAAAGATGGACAGCGTACGAATCGGCCTCGGCCCCCTACCAACCTTATGACGACTATACAAAAACCATTAGACTGTTGGGCAAAAATATGTCCATTGTTCCAGAGTTTAGAATTAGTGAGCATTTGGGAACATTCGTAGAAGAAGAGGGTACCAATTTTCTTACGAAGCTTGATAATATATTCAATTTAACTGGGGCAACGGTGCCGGATAGTTCGAACGGAAAGTTCTACCAACTTTATTCAGCGACAGATTTTATGAAGTATTTTAAGGTGGTTGATGGAGAGCTTGCGGATAGAGCCAACGCCGCCGGCGAAAAAATGCGACGGCATACCATAGAGCTGAGTTGCGACGCACTTCTACAGTTCCTTCCCTATAAAGGCTTTTATCCAGCAGAAAGAACGATAGAACTCGGCCGATTGTTATCGCAGTCACTTGGCCCCATTTATTCCTTTCCCAAAACCAACGTTGGCTACTGGCGCGGCGCCCAAAAAATTACTAAAAGGATCCTATTAGAACCACTTATGGCTCCGGGAATTTTGTTTAATACCATTAAGTCAGGAATTGCATGCAGCAGTCTCGTTCTCGTCGGAGATAACCACAATGCTCGGGCCCTCACATTCACTTCCTCATACGATGTGTCGACTACTTCTTCACTTTTTAATGGTAATCTCGTTTCCTCCGGCCAGGGCGGCTATCGTGAGTCTAATCTGGATGGAACGGGCTATCACCATCTCGGCCAGGTCGACTCTAATGCGGACACGAATTCACCATTTTATTCATTAAGAATTGTTTCGAGTGGCTCGAAGGCTTTGTATATTGGTTCGGACGACGTCAACCCCAGCTTCTATGGTCAACCAATACCCTTTGAGGCCATAAGGGATCCCGACGTCTATCTGTCTCAAGAAGCTATCCAATCTGCTGGAGGCAATGTTGCTTCAGGCTTACATCCAGAGATGTATTTGTACGATACGGGAATGTTCAGTGCTAGTTTGGGGCTAGCTAGCGATGGTTCTACACCTCATATTCAGTACAAGGGCTCTTCTCGTAGCCCGTTGTATAAGTGGGGTATAGATAACTTCCTCTGCGAAACAATAAATTTCTTCCAAACGCCGCTTAAATCGTTTCTTTCGAAGCCCGAGGAAGAATTTTTATCGGTTGAAAAAGATCAATACTATGGATTGCAAATAAAGCTTGAACGAACCAATTTGTCTGCTTCGGAGATTGGCTTTCCATTTGAAAAGACGTTTGGAATGTATAGTCGAGATTCAGCTTTTGGCCCAGCAGTACAATTAAGGGGCTCTCCCGGCGGCACCGGCACCCGCGACTTCATAAGTTATGAGCCATGGCTCCCCCCTCATTGGTATGGTCAATGTGTCGCCAACATAATTTTCAAAGCTCCTTATTCGGGCAAAGCGACATTGGATGATATCCTAGGCAATCGTGTTACTGAATTTATTAAGGACTCGGCAGATATTAATGTACTTGGTAAAGGAAAAACCTTCGTGGGCTCCAACATGGAGCGCTTGCGCCTGAAATCTTATGCGCCGGGCTATGATGTAGTAAGACCTCAAATTACTTCAAGTGTTGACATTTTCGAAAAACTGCTGGTTGTTGCGCCCGATACCAACGCACAACAGGCGCGTTGGCTTATCCAACCTAAATTTGAAGCTCCAGTGCTAAACTTCTTTGGTGTCCCCGCTTCATCCTCAGCGTCACCCAGTTATGTATATTCTAGACTCCGCGGAGCATGGGATACCGACGAGCGCGGTGGCGCCCCCTTCTATGTTAGGCTCAACGACGACGCCGACGGCGACTTGTCGGCCTGGGTAGCCCCCTGGCAGAACAAGCCATACATTCGGGGCATGTGGCATCAATACGGTAATCTCCCATCAGGCTCCGAAGGAATTCATTTGTCTGTTAGAGACATGCCTCAGCAATATAGTTCCTCCACTTACGGCGGTTTTATTGATGTGAAGCCCTTAACAAAGATAGTTGGTATAACACCATCTCAAAAACGAATTGGAGATTTTGCAGAGGTTAAAAAAGTCGAAGAAGCAATTGTATGTGTGCCGTTTCTCACGGTCAGGGGAGACAGGAAATTCTTTGATGTCCCCCTCCGCACGCAAGAATATGTGACCCAACTGGCCCTCTTGAATAAGTACGTTTTCCCACCAACATTTGATTTCTTATTACATCGGTCGGTAAAGCCCATTGCATTCTACGCATTTGAATTTAGTTTAGATTTAACTCAAAAAGACCTGATGGACATTTGGCAAAATTGCGCACCCGGAATAGCCTCTACATTCAAGAAATCCACAGCGCTTATTCAAGTCACAGATTTGGTCGACCAGATGCTCGGTAACGATCAGAACTTACAGTGGATGGTTTTTAAAGTTAAGAGAAGGGCCGAAAAAGACTACAATGTCTTTACCAGGAAGGGCTTAGCTGAAGGATTACCCATTGTCCAACCGGCTCTTGACACCAAATATTCCTATAATTGGCCTTATGATTATTTCTCCTTTGTGGAGCTAGTCAAGATAGACGAAACCATCGTATACACCACAGAAGATATAATACCAGAAGACGAAGAAGAAATACCGGTGTATCCTGATTTAAGAGAGTTTATCCCCGCTCCCGAGGAAATCCCCCCAGCCGTATCTCCGCCCCCCGAGATTATTGATTCGGCTATTGCCGGGACACTAACTCCGAGACCGCCTCGCAGACGTCGAAGGCGCCCCAGTGCTTCTAGGGCGATTCCACGCCGTCGCAGTACTACTAGTAGAGCTGTCCCACGCCCGACAACGCGGACCCGGACAAGGCCCACACGATCAGCCCCGCCGCGACCTACTCGGCGGCGCACTCGTGCCAATCGTCGCCGTCGAGGACGCGCACAAACTCGTCAGCGTAGTGTGAGGCAAGTATTACAGCGAATTTTCGATCCATTAGGGCTATTTAGTGGTAGACCCCGTCGTCGCCGTCGCCGTCGCAGAAGGAGAAGGTAAAAAGTGGCCGAGTTTTTTAATAAGAAAGAAGAAATTCTTGAAGTCCAATTGACCGAATATGGGAAATATTTGCTGTCTCTTGGAAAGCTCGATCCTGTATATTATTGTTTTTACGATGATGAGATCTTGTATAATTCTGAGTATGCGGGAACCCTCGCAGAACCCCAAAATGATATCGACCGAAGAATTCGGCATGAAACTCCGAATTTGAAAGTAATTCCAACCCGAACTAGTGCTGAGGAACGAGTTACTAGATTTATTGCGAGTGTGGAAGGGGCCCTCGGCGGGAACAGCTCAGACCCAGCAAATAATACCGAGGCCCTCCATCAGGAATCTTTTACGGAAAGGAGTAATTACTCATCTTATCCTATTGGGACGGGAGATATGTCATCGGACAAAACCGCAGCTTGGGCCATCAACGCTCTTCATAATACAATTGATTCGACCCAAGAGTACATCGTTACCAACCCGTCTTCCAGCACAGCCGGCCTCCTGGACGGAGTAATTACGCGAATCCCGCAGTTAAACATCGACGTAGATTATCAAATCTTTTTTCGCACCGGCGAATTCGAGACCGATGCAATTAGTGGCCATTTTACCGATCCAGGAAGTGATCCTAATCTTTATTTGGCGTTACGCGAAGATTTTCTTGTATTAGAGATCCTTGAAGGAAATACAAATTTTGAAAAAGAAAACTTCGAAATTGAAGTATTTTTTGAGTCCGAAGGAACTGGTTCTGCTGTTGGAACCACTGTTATACAACAAATGTCCTTTATGAAAACTGAACCAACCACAATTTCTGCTCCGCAGCCTTTAGGGAATACTAAAACAAATGTTGGAGATGTTGAATATTATTTCAATTTGTATTTAGATGATGAACTCCCCTATAACATAATGAATACTATAGGAATGACAGCGCAAGATATTACCTCCAACGGTAGTCGGCTTAAGTTCAACAGAGACCTTTATACCACCATTGATGAGGAGCCTTGTTAAGATGACGATTGCCACTTCTGGGATTAATCCGTCTATCTCCCTGGGTCTACCCTCGGCTTATATAGAAAACATAAAAATTCTTCCTCGTAATTGGACCACCGATGAACAAGAAATAGAAATAGAACTTTCGTTGCAAACTATAGCTCCAGCGCTGAGCAAAGCTGCTTTCTATCAATCACGTAAGATTTTTGATGGGTCCTATAGAGTTTTTGTTGCCTTTTCCTCTAATCCTCGGCCACTACTGAAAATGACGGAAGATGAATCTATAGCTAAAAATTTAATTCGCGACCCGAAAAAGACAATTCAGGGAGGGATTATTAGGCGGTATCTTGAACGTCCCGGCCGTGAAGCCCGTCTTTCCCGGGTCCTCCCAAGTCCCAAAGCATCAGAAAATTCTATAGTAGTGCTCAAAAAAGCTCTTACCTTTACTCACAAGTTCCTTCTCGAAGAGCTAGATGATTTATATATGTATGTGACCACCTATGCTACCGATCCTCAAACAATCGACAAAACTGGCGTCAATCGAAAAATAAAAGCCATGAAAATCAGCCCTCCGGCCACAGAGACAATTATGATTGATACGGACGCGCCCCTTAAAAGTGCAGTTTTTGTGCTAGAGGGGGACAACAGAAGCTTCGGTCGCGCTGGGGAAGTTTGGCCCGGCCCAATTCATTACAACGATGAAATGGGATTTATGGCCGGCGCATCTCACACAGAAGCATCGCATCCTCCACTGTCGGCCAAATTGGTATCAAATCAAAAGATTAAAGATTTTCGATTTCTTGAGGCCATAAGAGGTCTTTCATTTTCGGATACGCCCGCCTCTGCGCAGGTTTTAACACTAAGGCAACGCAAAGATCTAGAAAAAGCTGCCAAAATAATTAAAAAACCAGGTAAAGTTTCTGACTGTTCTTATTCCCGCACTGCAAATAATGAGTTAAAAATTTCTTTTGCGATTGATTATATGCGCCTCGTCCGAGAAAATACAAAATTAGGATTTCTTATCAAAAATGAGGATGCCCTTATGAGTTGTTTTAAGATAGAAAATATTCAAATCTGGCGCTCTCGGATTAATGCCAATGTACAACCCAATATGTTAACTCCTGGGAAAATAAATATTTGTGGGAGCAACACAAAGCTTGCTTCCACCTCTGCCGAAAAGCTTATCGCCACTCTTAGGAACGGCCTCGTACGGCCGGTCCAATTCCGGGGCCTCAACAAACAGGTTCTCAATGTTGTTGTGACCGATCAAGATATGGCGAATCACGATATAGGGACCTATGAGTATAGGGCTGTTATTGAAATGGTTGATCTATCTACCACGGCGATTACTTATACGATCGAAAGATTGACGAAGTTCCTAACAGAGTATAATAAATTTCTGGCGGCTGCAGACTCTATGGGAGCAAAGGGATTTAATATCCAAGCGCGCCTTAAAAGAAACAAAGTTGAATTGCTTGAACTTAATCAGCAGTGGAAAAGATTAATAAATTCTTTTATGACCTCCATTGAATTTATTTTTGGTAGAAGTGCTTTTCCTGAGTTTAGTTCGATTTCG